CTGTATGCGCCCGACAAGGTTATCGTTGTAACCAGCGGTGCAAGCGGCATCGACACCGATACTATCACTTGGGAGCAGCTGGTGGCCTACAGCCGCAGCACCATCTCTAAGATTGCTCCTATCCGTGTCGTTAAGCAGCAAAGCAAGGTGCAGGATTTCACAACCGTTACCGACGTAAGCGGCTGGAAGCCCAATACCGTTGTTCTGCGTCCGCTCGGCATGGCAGGTGTACTCGTTCACGCAGAGACTGCCGACGTTGCGCTGATGCGTAGCGGTGAGGTGAATAGCAATATTCAATTCTCGCTGGCAAAGATTCAGAACTTCTTGTATGTAATCAACAAGATTACGCCCAACGGTATGCTCAAGTCTTACCATACGGACGTTATCGGTCGTTACGCAACCGTTCTGAACGAGTCGCTGTATCACGTAGTAGTTGATATTGCAACCGCAGACTAAAAAATCGCGATGGCTAACATGATTCGATAATCAAGGTAAAAAAACTGCAAGAAAGATGACGGTATTAGAATGGCTTACAGCATCAACGACATACACTCGTTTCGACGAGAAGAATCTTGTCAAGATAGCATTGGATAGAGGGTGCGACCCGAATGAAGATGCTTATGGCGATGGTGTTACAGAACAGCAGAAAGAGCTAATGACTGCTGACATCATATTCACGGCCATACTTTTAAGCCCTTCTAATACATCGTCTTTGCAGCAGTCGCATAACGGTTTCCAAAAGACCGTTGGCTCTGAGCAGGATTTCTACCAAGATGAAAAAATCAAGTACGCCATCAAGATTTACAACAAATACGACGACGAGAGGGCAGAGATACTTGAAAACTCCCGCAGAAAGATTAAGTTCATACCAATTGAGGACGTAGACCAAATCATACCGCAGTAAAACTATGATGCGCGACGAAATTCTTGAATACCCCTACAAAGGCGTGATAAACCGCATTATTGCGGGGCATGGCGACGATGATGATACTACCGTAGAAATCTACAACGGTATCATGGATGAAACAATTCGCACCGATGATAACGGTCGCGCATTGCAAACCTCCAGCCATGTTATATCAATACCTTTAACCAAGGGTAGTGATAACAAATATATCATTCCTATCAAGGGCGACGAGATAACGCTGGTTCGGTTCGACCAAGAGGTATCGTTCGTAGTCGATAATGCAGAGCCTTCGCAATTGGGCGGTGTAAGTATCTATGCGACACGCAAGGAATGGAACAGCTAACACACAATACGTAACGATATGGCAAAGACACGGTTCAAATTCAACGGAAAGCTTTGGGGTAAGCGTTTGTTCAATAGCGTTGCCGAGGAGCAGACCAAGCGGCTTATAGAGTACGCTGAAAAGGAAATCGTGAATATCGTGGAGAATGCGTCTTTTGACAATGAGACTTTCAACTTATCCGACTCCTACGTATGGTGTGTGTACTTTTACGGAAAGCGCAAGGGCTACGGCACTTATGGGCGCAAGCAGGCGAGGAAAAGCTCCTTACTGCACGAATACAGCCCATCTATCAGCGTTCCCGTGAAAGGTCGCCAATTGGCCAATGATTTTGCAAAGGCTTACAAGCCCGACCAAGACAAAGGCTGGGAAATAGTTTTTGCCGCCACAGCACCCTACGGTGCATATATGGAAGAGGGTTACACCTTTAAGGGCAAGTTCTATAAGTTCCATGTTCTTTCGCAGCGGTACGACCACATCAAGAAAGCTCTCAGTCCGCTTTGTGTAGTAACACTTGAAATTGATACGCCTAAATATTAAGCACGATGATTACGGATTCGTCACGCATACCGATATATGATTTCCTTTCGGAGATTCTTGCAGGTGTCACGGATAACATCTATTCCATGACATTGCCTACGGAAACTACGAAATCGGACATCGAGGACGGTTTTATCGTTACCAATGTCGGCAATATCAATGATGATTCCGAGTTTGAGGGCGACGCTTACGGCTGGGTTCGCTGCACGGTTACGGCCTACATATCCAAAAAGACTCGCGGGCGTTTGAATAAGACGCTTTACGATGCCTACGATAAGGGTATTACAGCGGCCATAAAAGCCCACACTGGGCGCGTTGATGAGGGCGACTACTACATCTTAGAGGATAGCGTTCTCTCGATGGATGATAACGAGAATACGGTAAAGGGAAACCAATACCATGCTTTCATAAAATCCTTTGTCGTCGTAATAGACCAACAAAGTAATTCGTAACTAATTAAAATAAAGAAAGGAAACAAATTATGGCAAAAAAGACAACTTTGAAGCCGATTGGCCTTGGCTATCGCGCTGTTGGTTCTGCCTCAAGTGTGGCTTATACCAAGTTCATGGGTGTTTTGAAAGGACTGGCTATCGCGCAGGACGAGCCCGAATCTACCGAGATTGAGGCCGAGTTCTACGATGCACCTTTCGACATCTTCTATCAAGGTAATCCCGTGCGTCTGACCTTTGAGCTGGCAAACTACGATTTGTCGGAGCTGCCTGCCATCTTCGGTGGTACTTATACTGCTGGTTCTGCTGGCACTGGTGGTGCTGCTGGTACTCCCGAATCATACGAGGGTGCTGCATCCGCATACACCTCAGAGCAGGAGTGGAAGCTCGACTTCGGTCGCGGCTTTGGTTCGCTGGTTATCTACAAGGGTCTAACCGTTGGTACTCTCAAGAAGGATGCAGACGGTGCTTTGAACTATTCGGTAACTATTACCGCTTTGGTTTACACCGACGCAAGCCAAGTTGACCACATGTATAAGATTATCGGCGACACCCCCACCGAGTAGTCCAAGCATGGCAATTCTAACGTTTTCGTGAACGTGAGGGGTGCGTTGTTGGGGTGTCCCCGATGATGCGCCCCTTTGCTTTACGAAATGCCGTTAGAATCAAAATAAACTACGTTCACGAAAAAAGTTATATTATGGCAAAGGAAAACGAGAACAAGCAGGTAGCGCAGGAGCAAGAGGAGATAAAGGATTTTCCAATTGACATCCAAAAAAACATCGTTGAGATAATCAATGATACGCCATCCTTGATACGCCTTGGTGATAAGGAGTATAAGGTAAAGGGTATGCGCTATTATTCGTTGTACCGTATATGCAACCTTGTATTAGATATGCGTAAGGCTGATGAAACGTTAGATACTGACCAAAAGGTTATAACTGCCTTGTGTACCGATTTGGATGCCATGTGTGAAATCATGGCCATTGTGCTTTGTAATCACATTTTCACACCCGACGGAAACAATCTTACTTGGGAGGAGGTTCGCACAAAGAACGACTACTATGTAAGCGTTATGAAGGCAAAGGTCATGCAGAGCACATTTGATGCAAACCAATGGGCGGCAATTGTGCTGGGCGCAATAAAATCAATAGATTTATCCGCTTTTTTTTTACTCAAAAAATCGGTGAGTACGCTTACGGGTTCACTTCTGATGCGGAAGAAGAAATCGGAGGAGACAGCATCACTATTTATGGAAGCACTATCATTGCAGATGCAGCAGACTTCCTCAGAGCCTTCCCACAATACCGATTAGATGATTACCTCTATCGGTTAAGCATCGCGCAAGTGCAGTTTATGGCTGTTGACAATACGCACACAAAATACTTACGTGGTACGGACAAAAAAGCTTGGCAAAACTTTAAGGAGGCATACGAGGCACAGAAGAAACTCGAACGGTTCTTTAATTCCATCGGTGCGCCTAAAAACCTTGCTGCTGGAGAGGAGATGGAAATCCCCATGCCGCAGCGAAACAAGAAAAAGAAAGAATAGTTATAAACTCTATATATACACTTTAAGATATGGCAGCAAATGATGATGTTCTGATTGTTGGTAAGCTTGATTCCAAAGAATTAGAAAAGTCGATTAACGATTTGATAGATTTCGTTGGTGATAAGACTACTATAATGGCTGGTAAGTTTGATTCCGCAATGGATAAGATGAAATCGGCCATGAAGGATTTTGCAATTACGCAGAAAGTTTCCGTCGATTTGATGAAGGAGGCTTGGAAGGATATGTCCGCGTCGTTTGATGCTATGTTCAAGGCGCAATCTGAGGCTTCGGGCGGTGGAAAAGGTAGCGGAAAGGGCGCGTTTGATGATGGCACGGTAGGTCAATTGAAAGAGCTTATCACTTTGGAGGAACAAAGGCGCGATAGAATGTACCTTGGTACGGAAGAATTGCGTAAACAAAACGAGCTATTGGACGAGCAACGTGCCAAACTCCGCTCAGAAACGACCAGCGACCCCAAGAAACTTGTGCAACAATATTCAAGCGAAATTAAGCGTGCAAACCTCATGATGGATAAATCTCTGCCCGACGCAGAGAGAAAATTGCGCGAAATGTTGCGGATTAAGAATGAATTAAGGGCTACACCAGTCCTTGATGCTGATGCAATGGCTGCATTAGACAAGAAAATCCTTGTACTAATAGGAAGAATCCGTGATATGCGCCAAAACGCAAGAGGCAACACGCTTAAAGACGTTCTTGGCATGGACGAGTCAAGCGTTGATGCTGTTGCAAGAAAAATGCGTGCGCTGAAATCTATCAAAGTTGGTAATGCAGGCGAGATTCATCAACTTGGCAGCGAATACCAGCGTCTTTCGCGTTTGCAAGCAGAATTGCTCGGAAAAAGCATACAATTAACGCACAGCAACAATTATTTGGCACAATCATTCGGATATATCCGTAATCGTATTGTTTATGCAATGACATTGGGTGCTGTTACTAACTTTGTCAAAGAAATGTACGAAGTGCGCGGTCAATACGAACTTTTGGAGCGTTCGCTTGGTATTCTTATTGACGATATGCGCCGAGGTTCTGAGATATTCAACGAACTTAACGCTATGGCAATAAAGTCGCCTTTCACGCTTATGGAACTTGCGACGGGCGCAAAGCAGTTGCTGGCGTACAACTTTGCAGAGGAGGAAGTTGTAGATACCACACGCAGGCTTGCAGATATTTCCGCTGCCTTGGGCGTGCCTATGGAGCGTTTGGTTTACAACTTAGGACAGATTCGCGCTCAAACGGTACTTACAGCCCGTGATGCCCGTGACTTTGCAAATGCTGGCTTGGCTATCGTTCCTATGCTTGCGCAAATGTACACGGAGGAAAAGCGTTTTGGCAACGAGATTGTTACTACCGCACAAGTGTTTGATATGATGTCGAATAAGATGGTATCTTATGCCGACGTGATGAAGATTATCAATAGCGTTACCGACGAGGGTGGCAAATTCTTTGATTTCCAAGCAAAGCAGGCTGAAACACTCCGCGTAAAGATGGCTAATCTTACGCTGGCATGGAATAATATGCTAAACGAAATAGGCGCAGAAAACCAAAGCGCACTTACTTTGCCAGTAAACGGATTAAAACTCCTTTTCGAGCATTGGCGAATGATTTATGAGATTGTTCGCGACGTGGCTATCATGTATGGTATTTATCGCGCACGGGCTATTCTTGTGGCCGCTGTCAACGGAACTCTGATAACACAAGGAGTTATAAGCGGAATGTTCCAACTTGGCCGTGCTGTCGGTTTCGTTGCAAGTGCATGGAGAATACTTAGCGCGGCAGTAGCAGCAAACCCAATAGGTGCTATTGCCACCGTTCTTGCAACCGCAGCCGTTTCGTTTGGATTGCTTAACGATAACGTCGAGCAGGCTGCTGAGTATCAAGAAAAATTCGGAAAGGCAGGTGCTAAAACCGTAAGCGACCTTGAGATGTACTTTGATACACTTGCTAACATTTCCCACGAATCGTCTAACTACAAAAAGGTTATGGGCGAGTTAAATAGCATACTTGGCGAGTATGATATGGAGCTTGTCAAAGAAACCGACACTCAAGAGCAGTTAAACGACAAGCGTAGAATATCAATCCAGCTTATTAAAGAGGAGATTCTTGAGCGTAAGCATCTTAATGAAGTTGAGCAAGGTCGTAGTGAATACGAGGCAAAGGTTGAAGACGTTCGCAAGAAACTTCGCGAAGACCTTAGTGATGCCATAACTGAGAATTTCTTGGGTATAGGCACAATAAACGAGGAAATTGCGGAAAACGCGCCTGCTATTGCAAATATCATTTCAGATGTTATCGAAAACAATATATCTGCCATAGCTGGAAAGACTGGCGACGAATATCAAAAAGGCGTAGAAAAGATTTTTGCTGAAATCAATTCACGCATGAAAGCTATTGGTATTAGCGAAAGCACCTTAAACAAAGGATGGCTAAAAAACAGCATGTTCCGCATGTTTGAGGACGATATTATTTCCGATGCAATCAACAACATCGCACGCGCAAAAGAAGAGCTTGATTCTTACACGGAGGCAATTGATAATGCCTACGAAGCCGAGAAAAAAGCCGCCGAGGATGGAGCGAACTTTAACGACCGTGTTGAACAAACACAGCGTCGATTAATGGATGCTGCTAACGATACGGATAAGTTTGCAAAGAAAATAGAAGCCTTGCTACGGGAATATGGAGGCGAGAATATTATTGACTTTTTGGTGAAAGTCAAGACGGAAGTTCCAGCATGGATGTCGCAAAAGGGGCTTACCGAGCTTACGCAACTTTCTGCAAGGTTTACCGCATTAGCAACACAAGCAAAAAAGGCAGGAAAAGAGTCCTTGAATGTTAATGGGGTAGACTTTAGCGTCGAGCAACTTTTCCAGCGTGCAGCACAATACTCACAAGCCGCACAAAACAAGGCAAGAGATATTGAGTCTCGTAAAAGCGCAACGATAACAAAGGAGGCTTCTAACGCATTGAAAGAATACAAGTCTGCGTTAGACGCTGTTGCTATCGCCAAAAATCGCGTAAAGCAAGGAACTGCCGACAATAGCCTTGTTACCGAAAAGGAAACAGAAGCCCAAGCCAAATACAACAAAGCATTAAAAGCAGGCGTAAGCCTTGAAGAACTTAAAAATGCAAAAAAAGGGAAAAACAAAGGTTCAAAGAAAGACCCACTTGGCGACGCTTTAACGAAAGAAATACAGCTGATAACCGAAATGCAGAAATTGTATAAGGATTATCAGAAAGCTGGCGTCGACGCAGACAAGGCTCGTATTGCATCATCTAATGAATATAAGAAATCTCTTATTGCGCAAAACAATGTGCTAAAGAGCTTTGGAATAAAAGGGCTTGATAGTTCTGAGCTTGTAAAGATGGATGCACGCCAACTTCGCGACTACTATAAGAATCTTCGCGAGATTGCTTCGATTAAAGGCAACACTAAAGGCGTTGAGGCGTTGGAGAAAGCCATTAGCAACCTTAACGTCGAAATTACCAAGGTTGACTACAAGAAAATCACAGATGGACTCAATAGCGAACTTGGGAAAATAAAGGACGATTACGAGTTGGCGGTTGAACTTGATGCAAATGCAGAGCTTGGCGATTTGTTTGCTGATATGTTCAACATTGATACATCATCACTGCCACACACTTTTGAGCAGGCTCTTGCAATGATTCAATCTTCTGTCGATAATGCGTTAAGCAAGCTTGGCATTGAGCGTTCGTTTGATATTCTGAAAGGGGATATAAACGCCTTTGCGAAGTCGGTAAAACAGTCGATGGATGGCGATGCCATAAAAGAGCTGGAGAAGGCGCAAAATTATATTCGTGGTATTTGGAAAAAGAACGCAGAAGAGACCATTAAAGACTGGAACTCCCTGCTTGAGAAGTACGGCGATTATCAAACAAAACTTATAAAGGCCGCACAAGATACTGCACAAGAGCAGCTTAATATTGTGCGAAAGTTTGGTAACGATTCCGAGCAGGCCGAGGCTTTGGATTTGTCTAAAAAGATAACTCTTACAACAGACCAAGACGAAGTCGCACGTATTCAAAAGCAGCTTTACGAACTTGTAAACAAGGTCGTAAAAGGCAAAGATGTCGGGATTAAGTTGGCGGCAAGTGTAGAGCAGGGCGATATAAAAACCAAAGCAAAAATTGAATGGGATAACTTTAAGGATAGCGACTACTATACCATGATGTTTGAAGATATGGATAGGGTTTCTACCCGTGCAATTCGCTCTATTCTTGCACAGCTTGATTTGCTCAAGGAAAAAGTCAAAGACGACCCTGCAAGTATGAAGGCTCTTATGGATGCGTACAAGAAAGGCCGCGACGAGCTGGAAAGCCGTGCTCCGTTTGAGAATATCATAGAAAGCATAAAAGAGTGGCATCAAGCATCCGTTGAGGCAGCTGGTGCTAACAGAGAACTTGCTGACGCTAACAGAGAACTCGAAAGCGCACAAGCAGAATTGAATAATGCTCAAAGCGCAGCCAATAATCCAAACGCAAGATTCGGTAACGAGGCTGAAAAAACAGAACGCCTTGCAAAAGCACAAGAGCGTTACACAAAGGCTGTCAAGAGCAAAAACCAAGCGGAGCAAAGAGCTGCGCAGGCCGAAATAAAGCAGATAAACGCTCAAACAAAGTTCCAAAACGCCTTGAACGGTTCTGCAACAGCACTTCAAAACGTTGGTAATTTGCTGACGCAATTTGCAGAGCTGCTTGGTATCGCCGAGGATAGCGAGGCGGGTGAAATGGTCAAGTCGCTTGCGCAAGGGTTTACCATGATGGCTACTGCTTTATCATTGGTAGCTACCGTAGCAGCAATAGCCGAAATGTCGCTTGGATGGGTTGCCGCTGTTGCAGCTGCACTTGCGGTTGTTATAAGCCTCGTTTCTTTCCTTGCTGGCCAAAGCAATAGAAAGATTACAGCACAAATAGAGGAAATAGAGCGCGACGTACACGACCTTGAAATTGCGTATAAGAATTTGGAGCAAGCTGCTGATGAAGCCTATGGTGCTATGACAAGTGGCGCAAAGGCCGCTTTGCTTGCAAACAAGCAGGCGCAGTTGGAAGATTTGGAAAGGCAGCTTGAGCTTGCAAAATCTCGAACGGGCAAGCATTACGACCAAGCCGAAGTAGACAACTACCAAAGCGAAATCGTAGACCTCCGTAATGAAATACGAGACCTCACGCATGAAATAACAAATGACTTGCTTGATATTTCAAGTGCTGGCGATGGCATAACAGACCTTGTTGATGCAATGATTGAGGCTTTCAAAAACGGCGAGGATGCTATGGCCGCTTTTGGAGATAAGTGGGACGAGATGATTGATAATATGATTCTCAAAATGCTCATTTCCACATTCATGCAAAAGGCTTGGGATAACGTTATGGGAGTTTTGCAGCAAAAAGAAGACGAGTTTATGCAAAAGGCGGCAGACGAACGTTCGGAAGCCCAAAAACAATTTGATAAAGTACGCGACATGTCCGACGAAGAGGTTGCAAAAATGCTTGCAGGTCAAAAGTATGACAATTGGGTGGAAGCGATGATTGCTTGGAAGTTCATTCCCGAAGAAGAAATAGCCGCATATAGAAAAATGCTTGCGGATGCTGTTGATTCTACATCAGACGCTGTAAACCAAGCTTCTGTAGATTATACGCAATGGGCTTTGGATTATATGAACGGCGAAGGCCGTGATTATATGACGAATTACGCCGAAATGCTTAAAGCAGCACTTGGCGATTGGTATAGCTACGGCCAAGACGCGCAAGCAAGCTTATCCGCATTACAGCAGGGTATTCAAGGCATTAGCGAAGATACCGCAGGAGCTTTGGAGGCTTATATGAATAGCATTTCGCAGCAAGTCTACTTGCATAGCGAGCTTCTTACACAGCTACGTGATGCACTTGTTAATTTTGACCTTGACGTGCAGGTTGCAACAATGTCGCAGATGCTCTTGCAGTTGCAGCAAAGCTATCAAGTGCAATTGGCTATACAGAATATTCTTAACGGATGGTCTAATCCTTCGGGTATGGCCGTTCGTGTTGAAATGGTTTAATTTTCGTGATTATGGATAATGGAATGTTAGCATTTTACAAGGCCGCATTACAAGGGGAGATAACAGCCCCCTTGTGTGCGGAGTACAAAAACGAGTGGCGCAAATGCGGTGATGATAAGGAAAAGCTTGTTAAGCTGGTTATGCGCCAGCAGAGCCTCCCGTATTTCATTACGCATTGCTATCAAGGCAAGGGATTAAGCAAGGAGTATATCCTCAAGAACTTTTCCGATTTTATCAACGGGAAACGCCCGATTCTTGATGCAGACCTCGTTAAAGGGTATTCTTATGCCATCTACGTTGATTTTAAGGCCATTTGCAAGCCAGACAACGACGTTACGGCCTTTATGTGGTGTAATTGCCCGCAGCTCGAAATTAAAGCCGCCAAATGCCCAATATTATACATAAGCAACACTTCCGAGATTCACCTCGTTTGTGACGGGTACAATTCTCCGCATATCTACCTTTTCGATGATAGCAGGCTAATCATTGATGATGCCGATGATACTTGCAGCATTGTGGTGTACCGTTATTCACGTAACGCCACCGTAGAAAAGGGCAAATACTGCACTACTGATAACATTAAGATTTTCGACAAAGAACTAAGATTATAAGATTATGGCAAACAATTCATCAAACAGATATTTTGCAAAGAACACGGCCAACGGAACGTTTTCAGACATAACGACTCTTTACGACGGTGTTGCAATACTTAAAGTCGACGGTATGCTTGGTAAGGGTAAGCCCGTGAACATCTACACGGCTCAATGGGTGAACTCCCAGCAGGAGGACTTTATGATAACCACATTCGATAATCAGAACAATCCCGTTGTGATACGTGAAAATGTGGATATTGACATAACGTTCATCGTTCGCAAGAAATACGCGGCAACGCAAACCAACTTTGACGTTCAAGCCGTACATGATAGTTTCGTTGACTATATGACCAATTCGGACGTATGGATTAAATCGGGCTATCTTGGGAATAAATACGTGCATTGCGTGTGCCTAAAGGAATACAAGCCGACAACGGTTAAGCTTGGGCGCGGGGATAATTCCTATATCATAGGAACTATAACCCTGCACGCGCTTGATGCACCAGCGATAGATTCTTAAAGTGTTGATTTCAGTTTAAATTAATAAAAAAACTAAGATTTGTTGAAGTTGCCATTAGCGTATGGTACAAGAAAAGCCACCGTCCGCGAGGATGGTGGCCTTTCTTTTCGACAATAAATAGATAAGCTGGCTTAGAAAATCTTCTTCCACCAAGGCTTGCGGAGGTCTTCGACGGTAGCCTCAAGCTCCGTGATATAATCCTTGTTGGCAGCGGCCTCGGCCTCCAGCTTATTCTTCTTTTGGATAAGCTCACGCACCTGCTCCTGCAAGCCGTTGACGACCTTGTCCTTTTCGGCGATTTTCTCATCCTTTTCCTTGATTGTCTGCCCCAGCTGCTTAATCTCGGCCAAGTGATTCTTTTTCATGACGTCCATCTCGGCAATGCGCTTTTCGTTAAGCTCATCACCATCCTTGTCGCGCTGCTTGAGGTGGGCAATCTGCTTTTTGTAGTTCGCATTGGATGCCTTGAAGCCGCTAATCTGCTTTTTCAAGGAGGCGTTTTCCTTCATCAACTCTTCGTTGTCGCCTTTGAGGGTTTGAATGGTTTTCTCCACGCTGTTCTTACTTTTCATAATTACGTAATTTTAAAGAGTTAGAAAATATGATGTTATATAACACTAAAAGTCTGGTTTCTTGTATTCGTCGATATTCGGTATCTCGCTGCCATGCAGGAGGCTTTCCTTTACAAGATTCTGCTCCATCTTTACCGTAGAACGTGGATAGCTTGCAAGGTTCATACATTGCCCTATAATTGTATATCCTTCAACGATTACGTCTTTTTCTATTGCGTATGGCAGCATTTCACCTTTTACTTGTACCAACATGCCTTGGCTAAAATGCTCGTTAATGTATTTACTAAAATATGGTTTCCATACCGTTTTGTAAGATAAGTATTTGTCTTCTATAATCGTTCCATCGGACTTCTTATATCCCTTATGATACTCGTCCAAAAAAACGAGTACAGATTTGTTTGGAAGATATTTTATTTGCGATATAAACGCTGTTGCTTCAAAACTTGCCATTCCTATATGCTTTTTATTATTTCCTCTATTTTGTCTGTTTCCCAATGAGGTATTTCGATAAGCCTAATACCATGCTCTTTACAATATTGCCGTAAAGCCATATCTCGCTCTTGCTGTCGTGTAAGTTCGGGCTCACCTCCCCATATATCTATTGCTTCGTAATGTTGGCGACCATTATATTCAATGATTATATTTTTTTGAGGCAAATAGAAATCTGCCTCAAAATATTTGTTGCGACAAAAAAGGTTATCGTTATTGAACTTTTTTTGCCTTTCAAAAGGAATGTTTTTTGCTTTTAAT